GCCATCTATCAAGCCTTTGACATTTTTCGCCCCTTCGAGCGCCTTGGGTGCCCCCTTGAGCATGTCCGCAAGATCCACCGTCGGAAGGGGTGCGTTTTTTTGATCGTCAGCCATGTCTGTATGGTCCGTTTGAGAGAAAGAAAAAATAAGGCCGACATCTGCCGGCCCCATGCTTCTTCGATGGCCGTAGGGGCCCGCGATGCCGCTAGACGTTCAGCACCGCGATGCCTTCGTCCTCCATCACCTGCAATTGCAGGAACACCTCGCGCTGGCGTGCGCGTGGAATGCCCAGGCGCTTCATGGCGACGTCGATGGCGCCGAAGTCGAGCCCCTGGAACCACGCGCCCGCCGCCCCCGCGACGACCCGCCACTGCGTTCGGCAGGCATGGAACACCTCGAATGCTTCCTGGTGTTCGGGCCATAGCTCGAAGGGTGGCGGGCCGCCGCCGCTGGCCGTCGAAGAGACGAGCCTGACCGGGTCGAGACCGAGCGACGCGCACTGGCTGCGGAGATCGTCGTCCAGCTCGTCGTGGACGCGATGCTCTGCTCCGAGCACAAGGCGCGCGGCGCCTCTCAGTTTTTTACTGCGGCCGGATACGCGTGCTCGAAGTAGCTGTAGGCGATGGCTGCCTCGAAAGACGGCCACTCCTCCACCGCCGCCGCGCGGTTCTCGGTGGTGCAGATGAAGGGCGCTCCGTCGTCGCCTTCCAGGCCCTTCCAGTCGGCGAGCACCATGTCGAGCAGTTCCCTGTCGGTCAGGGTCCTGGCGTCGAGGCGCGACTGCAGCGTGTCGTTGTCGGACTTGGTCAGGCGCTTGAAGACGGCGCTGAAGCGCACTTCCTCGACCTGGCCGTCACCGGGCACACGCATCACCACGGGTGCGACGAAGGTCGGCTTGATGGCGATCTTGAGTTTCTGGGGCATCTCTGTCTGTTCCTCTTGTTGATGTGCCGACGAAGCTCAGCGCACGACGATCGACCACTCGTCGTTGCCCGCGCCGGTGGGCACGAACTCGAGCGGCACAGTGATCATCTGCACGCCATCGACATCGCTGAACGTCGGCTTGCCGATCTGTGCATGCGGCGACAGGAACTCGACGACGTTGCTCGCACCCTGGCCGTGCTTGAGCGCGAGGTTCACGCGCTGGCTGGCGCGGGCCATGCCGATCCAGTCCTTGGTCGCGATCGAGGTGTTCTCGAAGGTGACGGAGCCGGTCGAGACGCGTGCGGTGATGTCGACCGCGTCCACAGTCATCAGGTCGCGCTTGATCACGGTATTGCCGGCGTCGAAGCTGAAGGCGTTGGCGGCCACGCCGAGGCCGTCGAGCGTGAGCGTGGTGTTGGCCTTGTTCACGCCCAGCGGGTCCATGAACTTGGTGTAGTCGGCCACGGGCAGCGGGGCGTCTTCGGCGGGCACGAACAGGCCGGTGAACTCGAACTGCCACTTCGGAATGCCCTTGGCATTGATGGTGGCCTTCACGTTGCCGTGCGCGTCGGTCATCTTGTAGACGGTGCCATCGACGTTGCCGTAGATGGTGAGCGACTCCAGCGCATCGGTGACCGGCGCGAAGGTGGTGCTGACGCCCGCGGCGGTGGTCACGCCGATGGCGCAGCCGCGCATCAGCGAGGCGTAGGCGGGCACGTCGCCAGCCGCGGCCACGCCCGCGATCTCGACCGAGAAAGCGATCTTGCTGTACTGCGTGACCAGCACGGAGCCGCGCGAGCCGAAGTACGGACGCACGTTGTCGCGCTGGACAACGTCGCCTTCGATGGGGGTCAGCGTGACTTCGCTGACCAGGATCGCATGGGCCGCGCCGGTGGGTACGGCGTCGGTACCGCGTACCGTTTCGGCCTTGGCCAGGATGGCCATCTTGCGCATGAGTTTTGCCATATCGGCGTTCTCCGTTGGTGGTGGTTGATTGAGGTTGTCGAAAGGAAGATCTGCCGGCGAGCCGTCAGAGGTAGCGCCAGGTCCGCAACTGCAGTGCAACGCCGTGGCAGCGCACGCCGCAGAAGGTGACAAGGCCTGTGCCGTCGACCTGCACGCCGTCGGTGCGCTTGTCGTCGGTGAGCGGACCGGTGGCGCACGCGCCGCCGAAGGTAGGGTCGCTGCGCACGGCGTCGCGGATGTCTTCGACGAGCGCATCGAACACCAGCTCCGAAGCGGCGGTGTCGTCGAACGCGAGGTACCCGTGCAGGGCCCAGGTATCGACGCTCATCGTGCGGCCGCTGTTGACGCTGCGCTCTTCGGTGGCGGTGCGTCGCAGCCACCATCCGCGTAGCTGCTGGCCGCCGGCCGGCAACTCGTAGAGGAAGAGCGCGCGCAGCGCGGCTTCGTCGGCCAGGAAGCGCTCGCGATCGTGAACGCGGCCGATCTGCGGCACGGTGTTCAGCGTCTGCACGATGGCGCTGCGAAGAGTGTCGAGACGGCTCATGCCAAGGCTCCGTTCGTTGCGTGAGAGGTCGAGCGTTTGCTGTTGAGGAAATACATCGATCGCTTCGTTGGTTGGTGTATGAACTGTCGCGGCGAAGGCCCGAATGGCTGAGGCCGACATCTGCCGGCCCTGCGCGTCAGTTGACGCCGGGCGCGTTGCGAAACCACTGCTTGACGGCTTCGGCGAGCAGCGCCGTGCCGATGGCCATCGCGCCGCCCGATGCAGCACCGAACACCGCTGCGCGCTGTTCGACCGTGCGAAGCCGGCCGTCGAGCGCATCGAAGCGCGTGTCGAAGCCGTCCATACGGCGGTTCTGCCGGTCCTGTCCGTCCTTCAGGGCCTGCACCAGGCCGTGGATCTGGCCGAGCAGCAACAGCTCCTGCGTGCGTGCGTGGGGTTCACTCATTGGCGGGTCTTTCTGTGAGGAATTCGATCAGCGCGCGATGCCGGAGCCGGTCTGCGGCGCATGACTTCGCGTTGATGTCGTGGTTGGTCCAGGCGTCGTCGACGGTGAGGCCGGCATCAGCAGCACAGGCTTCGCCGGAGGTGCCAGCAAGTCCGCAGGCACCCGCGGGTACATCGGTGCCCGCAAGGGCGCTGTTCCACATCCAGACAGCAGCAAGGCTGAGGCGATGAGGATTGATGCCACCGTCAGGCGGTTCGCCGCCTGACGGTGCAACTTCTGCGGACCGGGCAGGTCGCTCGGCGCGGCGATCGGGAACGGCTGGAGGAAGAACGAGCGCGATGCGCCTGCGTAGTTCATGGGTTGGGCCTTCGAGGGAGAGATAACTGGCCTGCAAGGCGCTCGCGCCGAGCTGGTATTGCGCCGACGCGGCGCGCCCGCGCTCGTACTCGGCCTGCAGGTCGCTGGCGAGCTGCGCCGCACGCTGCGCTTCTTTCTGCTGCCAGGCGGCCCGCTCCTGCATGCGGCCGGCGCTGTGGATCGAGAGCCCCGCGGCAGCAAGCAACAGCGCAATCACAACGCCAGCGATCACGGCGGCCCAGGCCTTGCTGGTGAAGGTCATGGTGCGTTCCCCGTGCATTGCGCATGCAGCTTGAGGCGGTCTTTCCAGATACCCGCGCATGTCTTGTTGCCGGGCGTGGAGCAGTCGGTCTTGCCCACGTACTTCCAGCCGAGGATGGCGTCGCACGCGCCCGCGTAGTCACCGGCGTTGAGGCGCTGCACGAGCACCGAGGTGCGGCCCTTCTGCCCGCCAGTGCAGAAATTGAACGCGCCGATGTTGTAGGCCAAGCTCACGTACGCGTCGTACTCGTGCTGGTGCAGCGGCACCTTCACACATTGCTTGAGTGCGCTCTCGTAGGTCTGCACGTCGCGCAGTGCGCGCTGCAGCGCGGGCACGGGCGTGGTGGTGTCGCCCATGCGCACGCCGCCGGTCGTGCCGAAGCCGATGGTCGGCACTGCCGTGCCGTGCACGGGGTCGGGGTACGCCTTGTCGCTGTAGCCCTCGCGCGCGACGATGCCGATCAACCCCGCCGCGCTGAGCGCGAGCACGGCCAGCAGTTGCCGCGGCGCCTCGCCCCGCTCACGCGTGCGCCGCCTCAGTCGCTTGAAGAAGAATGCTCGGGAGATGTCGTTGCCCATGTCCCGAATGGTCGGGCGAAGGGGTCAAACGACTGAGGCCGACATGAGCCGGCCCCGTGTTCAGGAAGCGCTGCGTCCTGTGCTTCGGTGCGTCTCGCGGCTTGTCAGATTTCGCCGCCGTGCCAGACGACGCGGCCGCTGATGTGAAGCTCCGCGGCCTGCTCGGCGCTCAGCACCTGCGGCTTGTACGCGGGGTTGTAGCTGATGATCTGCAGCCCGCCGGTCGAGAAGTCGCGCTGCAGCACTTTCACGTAGTCGTGGCCATCGAGCTGGATGACATACACGCCGTCCTGGTCGAGCGACTTGGCGGCGATGTCGACCAGCAGGATGTCGCCGTTGTTGATCTTGTCGGCCATCGAGTCGCCGCGTGCATGAACGATGCGAGCATGCGCCGGCTTCACGCCCTTGCGCGCCATCCATGAACGGCTGAACGCGAAGCGGCCCATGTGCTCCTGCGAGCTGTTGACGGCGCCGTTGCCGGCGCTCACGCGCACGTCGAGCAGTTCGACCAGCACGAAGACCTCGTCGTCCAGGCCGCTCGACAGCTGGCTCGGCGGGTTGGCGGGTTGAAACGGGTTGAGCTCCGAAGGGTCGACCCCCAGCGCCAGAGCCATCACGTACAGCTGCTCGAGGCTGGCGTCGCTCACGCCTCGCTCGATGCGGCCCACCGTATTGAAGTGAAGCCCGCTGCGCTGCGCGAGGTCGTCGATGGTGAGCCCCTTCTGCTTGCGCAGATCACGAAGCCGGGCCCCCTGCGCGAGCGCTAGCTCGCCGACGCGAGTCTTCACCAAGGTGTCGTCGGGTGGAGTGTTGATTTGCGACGTCACGATAACTTTGATTTGTGTGAACGCGCACATCCTAGACACAGAAGGGCATTTTTACAACCCAAATCATGTCTGAATCCAGGTGAATGTTGGTTTTCATGTTTTTCCTGATTGCAAAAACCCGCACCATGTGCATAATCAGTCACATCAACACAAAACAAGATATTTCAATGGATTGTCACCTTACTCGGGTTAAAGGAGTACTGAAGATTGGCGAGGCCAACCCACCCAAGTTGGCAAAAGAACACAGATATGCGCATACCAACGCAGTTTTGCACCACCCGTGGGTTGCGGCACAGCGCATCGTGACTCGCGCGTTGGGATCGCCAGGCGATCTGGCAGGGGCGTTCCGGACGGGACAGAGACAGACGTTTGAAGAGTGCCCGATGAAGGTTGCAGCCATCACCGGGCGTGCCAGTGAACTGAGAAGTGCCACAAGCGAGGAGGAATGTACTGTGAGAAAAGGCTTTGTCAAAACCGAAGGCCACGGACGCCTGGCAGGAGGCGCCTGATGGAAAACACGACATCCGAATGGTTCGTCGCCAAGGCGCTGATGGCGCTCTCGCAGCGCCGCTCCGAAGCGGCGCAAGACGAGACGGCCACCCCAGCGATCGCAGCCGACGCGGTGGTCCACGATGCGGACCCGTTCGCCACCCGGCTATGGAACCTGCTGCGCATTCGCCGCGCTTTGACGGCCGACGAGGCAGCCGCACAGCTGGCCGATGCCGACGATGACATCGCCCTGGGTCGCCGCCAGGCCGGCGCGCTCATGCTGTCCTGGTCGCGGCAATGCCCGCAAGCCGTGCGCATCGATGCGCGGCGCGTAGACGGGCTGAAGCGCTATGCCCTGTTGCGCGACATTGGTGCCACGCCGCCGGCGCCGCGCGGAGAAGCGCGATGA